AGGTTCAGGGCAGCAACGTAGCCTTTGCCGTACCCGGCGTCCTCGATCGAATTCCATCCGTTGTCACGGCAAGCTTTAGCCCAGACCAGCGGTTCCAGCCAGTCCACGCTGTCGACCACGACCGTGGAAAAGTCGTGTTGCTCGGTGTAGAGCGCTGCAAGCGCCTCCATCACCTCATCGAAGGTCCGTGACAGCGGGAAGTTCGCTGCCGACAGCGCGCCCAGACCATCTTCCGTCTGGATGAATACGGGTTTGTTGGCCTGGCCTGCGAAGGTGGTTTTTCCGACGCCAGCAACGCCGTGGATCAGCACCCTAGGTGGCTTGGGTGTTCCAGCCCGGTTGAGTTGTGCAAGGGAGATGGCCATCAGACTGCCTCCCCAAATTTGCTGTCATTCGCTGCCTCAGGCACAGCACCGTCCACGATGCGCTCGAGCTTGTATGTGGGCTTTCCGGGCTTGAGCGTGCGTGCGGGTTCGAACAGTTGGCGCACGGCTGGCGGCCAGGCCGTGTACTTGGTTTCAGCGACCTTGACCTCCAGGCTCACGTAGTCCTCGGGGTTCTCTCCCCACTTGCGCAAGGCCTCGACGGCTTCTTTGAGCTTGCGCTGGTCGTACTCCACCTTCTTGGGAAGGTCGGCAATCACGGTGTGGCCATCCACATCAAAGCGAACCGTACCGGTGTTCTTGCCAGCATCCTGGCGCAACTGATGCGCCCGCTCACCGAAGCGGCGGTGCAGCACACCTTGGAGGAATTGCTTGTAATGGCAGGCGGTGTCCTCAGCATCAGACACGCGCTGGATCAGGCGGTCGAGGTCCGCCAATGGCAGGTTTTCAACCTCTGCCATCACAAAGTTGCCCACCTCGTCGAGGGCATCGGGTTCAGGGATCATGGCGACTCTCTTTCTTAATGGGTGCCGCTGGTAGGCACGGGGGAAGGCGTACCAACCTGGCGAAGGCGGGTGCGGATTTCGGGGGGCGTTAACGTATTGGCCGACCGCACTGCGAGGTATCGGTAATGGCAGTCGGCCACCTTCAGGCTGAACAGGTGGACCAGCCCCAGTTCGCAGGCGATCCACATGCGGCGGGCTACGGAATGCAGGCGGCTTCGTTCTTTTGCGGAGAGTCCACTGCCAGAGTCGGACCGGTCCATCATCAGGAAGCCCTCGTGGTACTGAATCGACTGACCAACCAGTGCGTTGGCAATCCAGTCACAGGCAGCGGCCTCGGTCAGTTTTTCTGCGGGCACGTACACGGGTGGGGTAATTGCGCCAGCGTTAACCCCCAGCCCGAGGTGGCTGCGGGTGGCTTCGAAAATAGGTTTTGCGTTCAACATCAAATCTCCAGGCGTGAGTTGGCCTACCACCACCGCCCAGAGGGGCGCGGCGTTTGCGGTTCTTGAAGGTTCTTACCGAGCGAGGGGGCTGTTTTTCTCAGCCACCCCGCGATCGGTCAGGCGGCCGGCCGGATGCCGAACATGCGCAGGTGCATACGCAGGTCGTCAACTCGGCGGTAGAAAGTGGCGGTAGGCATCCCTGCAGCCTTGGCTGCGCTCGGAATGTCGTGGTGTCTGTCGATCAGGTTGAAAAGGTCCTGCTGGTCCTGACTCATGCAGGCCAGCGCGGCATGGATGTCATGCAGCGTTTCGCTGTCCCTGAAAAGGTCCCGGTCATCGGCCCAGAGCGGTACAACGTTTTCGCTTCCTGTACTCCCCCCTGCGTACCCATAGAAATCAGGGTCGTTAGCAGCATCCTGGGGCTCAAAAACAGTCATCCTGATGCGCTGCTTCATGAGTTGGTCCAACAGCTCTACAGCCCGGTGCTCAGAGACGATGCCAGTGAAGGTATTCATGCTCCCCTTTTCTGGGTCGTACTGGGGATACCGTTCAAGCAGTTCGAGCAGGATCGACTGCTCGATATCTTCACGCTCAGCGCTGGATAGCCCGTGCCTTGCGGCAAGCCGGTAGGTACGAGTGGCAGCGGCATTCATGGCCGACTCCAGGTACTTCTGATCAACGTTGTTTTTGTTCATATTCAATTGCATTTTGTGTTTAGTTAATGGTTAACGACTTGGTTCAAGAAAAGGCACCCGCAGGTGCCCTCTCATGAGCCGGTGAATTCAGTTCGGCTTGCCATCAGCCGGTACGATGCCGTATCGCATCATCCGTACGTCAATGAATGCGGGGTTGACACCGAAGTGCGGTGCGAGCGTTCGTGTAAACGTCCAGCAGTCCATTTCGTAGGTGACCGGCGACCACATGATCTTCTTATTGCCATCCAGGGTCTCGGCAAACAAGGTCTCCTCCCCATAGCTGATTTTGAGCGCGTGCTTCGGCGCCTCATCCATGATGGCCTCCCACAGCACTTCGCGCGGCACCAGAAGCGACCCCATGAACTCGTTAGCCCTGAGCTCTGAAAAACGGATATGCGAGGGCAGGTGTTGGCCAGCCTTGTTCAATTGGTCGGTGGTTTCCGTAACGGAACGGAACGCGCGCACGGTGCCAGCGCCGGTCAGGTCTACCAGGGGTTGGTTCCGATGCTGCGCTACAAGTGCTGGGCCATCGAAAATGGCGTGTCCGAGTTCGTGCGCGAAGGTGGAGAGTTGCAACTCGGCGCTCATGTTGGGCCCAAGCGGAGACACGCAAACGGACACTGCGTCTACTGAACTTTCTGGGGTGAACTCAAAAAGGCCGAGGATGGGTTCCTGCTCGTTGTCGTGGATCAGATGCTCAAGATCAACCCAGACATCAAACTCCACGCCATTCACGTGCAAGCGTTCAATACCAGCCAAGTCCTGGATTGTGAGTGCTCGGCGTTCGGACACGCCAAGTTGTCGTCGCACCTCCAACGCTACGCGCTCGATGTCAGCGTTATTCAGGTAATGGGGCTGGCACTGATGGTTGTGCCGGTACTGGAGTTTGATTTCTGGCATGGGCGTCTTCTACGTGTTCTTGTGTTGTTTACGGTACAGGCGAACAGCCTCTGCGACATCCTGTTGCATGTCCGGCGGGAATCTGTTCGCTTCAATGAAGAGTTCATCCTCGGTCACACTCAGGATCCGAGCAGCCTCTTTGATCAATTCGTCCTTGGGTGGATTTTCCCGGCCGGTTTCGATCCGCGACCAATAGGCTGGGCTGATGTCCAAGCGCTTGGCGAATTCGGTCAGCGTGATGCCTGCCTGTTCTCGCTTGCTGCGCACATAGTTGCCAAAGGGGCTCATCGTTATCCTTGATTGCGATTTTGTCGTTGCATTATAACGCAACGACAAAATCGCGCAAGCCCGCCCCATGGAAGCGGCATCCGGCCAATCGGCACAGCATTGCCGCGGGTGAGAAAACACCCAGGCCCGGCCGGTATGAACCTTCATGCCAGCCCAATCTCCACGCCCCGCCTCCAAGAAGCCCCCAGCACGGTCCTCAGCAGCCGTCGTGGGCGCCATCCTTGCCCTAGCCGTTATCCGGATGCATGACCGCCAGGATCGACTTGATAACCTGACCGAACAGAGCGTTAGTACGGGGTGTCCTGACCACCAAGGAGAACCCCAGTGACCGAAACCGTTGTGGCCCGAGTGGCCGCCCTCAAGACAATCACCACCGCCGAGCTCAAGCAGATGTGGCGGGACCTCTTCAACCAGGAGCCGCCCCCGTTCAACAGGCGATTCCTCGAAACCCGCCTGGCTTACCGGATTCAGGAATTGGCCTACGGCGGCCTCAAGCGCGAAACCGCCAAGCGGCTTGCACAACTCGGCGAGCAACTCGATGGCGGAAAACAAGATGTCCGGCGCCGCCGCCTGGATAACCGACCAATCGCCGGCACTCGCCTGATCCGGGAATGGCAAGGCACATCCTGTGAGGTGTTGGTCTGCGTTGACCACTTCGCCTACAACGGCCGGCCATACAAATCTCTTTCCAGCATTGCCCGCGCAATCACCGGCACCAACCGCAACGGCTGGGCCTTCTTCGGCCTCGGCTCTGCAAGGAGCGCAGCATGACGGCTGAGCGTCGCCTGATCTGCGCCATCTACACGCGCAAGTCCACCGAAGAAGGGCTTGATCAAAACTTCAACTCGCTGGACGCGCAGCGAGACGCCTGCGAAAACTTCATTGCCAGCCAAAAGTCCGAAGGCTGGATGATGGCCCGCGAACGCTACGACGACGGTGGCTTTTCCGGCGGCAATATGCAGCGACCTGGACTTCAGAGGCTGCTGGATGATGTCCGCAATGGCATGGTCGACATCATCGTGGTCTACAAGATCGACCGGCTGTCGCGCTCGCTTGCCGACTTCGCCAAACTGGTCGAACTCTTTGATGAGCACAAGGTCACCTTCGTGTCGGTGACGCAAGCTTTCAACACGACCACATCGATGGGGCGACTGACGCTGAACATCCTGCTGTCCTTCGCCCAATTCGAGCGCGAACTCGCCGGCGAGCGGGTACGCGACAAGATCGCCGCCTCACGCCAGCGCGG